AACGTGTTACACACATAATAAAAATGACAGACAACGAGCTGCGCAAGATGCAGGTGAGCCAATTTTATCGCGACGTCGAGGTTCCAACAGGAACCGTCGATCCGTCGGAGGTTACCGAAAAGGTAAATACACTGGAGGGGGTGCAGAAGGAATACTCCTCCGATGATGACGAACATGAAATTCTGGAGATGCATGTCAACGCTGACGTGCCGGGATTCGAAAACGAGAACGGCATCAAGATGCCCTACATCATTACCATTGACAGGTTTTCACGAATTATTTTATCCATACGAAGAAACTGGAATGAGCAGGACCAGGACGTTCACAAGACTTCCTATTTCGTACACTTTAAGTTCCTCCCAGGACTGGGCTTTTACGGCTTTGGTCTTATACACATGCTGGGTGGGTTATCGCGAACAGCAACAAGTGTTTTGCGGCAGTTAATTGATGCTGGCACACTCGCTAACCTACCGGCAGGTTTCAAGGCACGCGGCATGCGTATACGCGACCATGACGAGCCATTGCAGCCGGGGGAATGGAGGGATGTGGACGTAACGGGAACTTCCATAAAGGAATCTTTGCAGCCACTTCCTTACAAGGAACCGTCACAGGTTCTCTTTGCTTTACTGGGATTCGCGGTTGACGCGGGAAAATCATTCGCGGCGATCGCCGACATGAAGCTCGGCGAAGGCAACGAGCAGAATCCAGTTGGAACAACACTAGCTCTTCTAGAGCGAGGAACTAAAGTTATGAGCGCAATTCACAAGCGCTGTCACTACGCGCAGAAGGAGGAATTTTCTCTTCTCGCAAAAGTTTTTCAATTGTATCTTCCGCCGGAATATCCTTATCAGGTTGTAGGTGGGAATCGAATGATCAAGCAGTCGGACTTTGATGACCGCGTGGACATTCTGCCGATTTCCGATCCGAACATTTTTTCAATGGCGCAGCGAATAACGCTGGCGCAGCAACAGTTGCAGCTGGCGACAATGGCACCGCAGCTTCACAATATACGCGAAGCGTACAGAAGAATGTATCAGGCGATGGGGGTTGACAATGTTGACGCGATCCTTAAACCGGATCCGGAGCAGCCGGAACCAATGGGGCCGGCATCGGAGAATTCAATGGCGATGAAAGGAAAGGCGCCAAAGGCGTTTCCGTTCCAGGACCATTCAGCGCACATACAGACACACTCTGAATTCATGTTTACGCGCATGGTGCAGATAAACCCGCAGCTTTACACAATGCTTCAGTCGCACATATCGGAGCATGTTGCTCTGATGGCAGGACAGCAGATTCAACAGGAATACCAGCAGCAGGTTCAACAGTTACAGCAGGCGATGCAACAGACAGAACAGCAGGCACAACAGAACCCACAGGCACAACAGCAATTACAGCAGATGCAGCAGCAGATGGAGCAATTGACGAATGAAATGGCGGCTAAACAGGCGCAGCTTGAAGCTAAATTGACCGCACAACTGTCACAGGATGAAGAAGCACGCATGAGCAAGGAACCTCAGGATCCACTCATTAAATTGAAACAGCAAGAAATTGACTTGCGCGCAGCTGAAGTTCAGGCTAAGATGCAGAAAGACATGATCGTGGATGCAGAGAAGATGGATCTCGAACGTGACAAGCTTGAAACGCAGGCAAGCATAGACATCATGAAAGTGGCGGCGGACGCTGACAAGCAGCAAAACGCCGAAGCAATGTCAATGATGAAGGAGAACATCATCACTGCCAGGGAAGCAATGAAGGACCAGTCAAATGAGAGAATTTCGAGGAATAAGGCGAATGGACAAGGCACTAATAAAAATAAGCGATAGCATGAAGAAAATTGAGGATCTCGTTAGAAACGAGATAAGGACTCAGGAAGACTACATGCTTGTGTGCTCCGCACTGATGGCGGTTACTCGCAACATGTACGCGGAATCCTTGGGTCCGCACGACACCTCAAAAATGTTCCAGGCGGTTGCAGAGAGTTTCCATGCCGTTGAAGAATTCTTGGACCAATTCAGGCCTGAAGAAAAACCTACGATACACTGATGCCATTCAAGTCAGAAAAGCAAAGAAAGTATCTATGGGCGAAAGAACCCGCAATTGCCAAGAAATGGACGAAAGAGCATGGAAGCAAGATAGTTAAGAATAAAGGGGGCGTTGTAAGTCCCAAAGGAATCGGACTTAGGTCCAGGTGGCTAAAGGAGGAAAACTAAATGCCAAAAGTAGGAAATAAAAGCTTTCCTTACACTTCCGCTGGTGTTAAGCAGGCGCAAGATTTTGCCCGGAACACTGGCCAGAAAATGGTTCTGGCGAAGAAAGGCGGAAAAGTAAAGAAGAAGCTCAAGAAAGGTGGAGTGAAGAAGAAACACCACGGCGGACGTGTCAGTGGTGGGATGAAAGATAAACAATGTTAACAAGGAGGTAGATATGAATTTATTGAAAGATCTTTGGGGACATCTAAAAGAATGGAATGAATGGAAATTGAAGGACTGGATAAAAGCCGGAATTTTAGTCATTATAATTCTTGTAGTCCTTAAAATCATAATTATTCCAGGTGCATAATGCAGGACAATAAGTCAAGATACTTACATAATCAGGCGGTTAGGCGTGCCAATGAGGTACGCCAACGCCGTGCTACTGTGGAGAACCCACAGTGGGCGATGTCGCGTCCTGCTGAGTGGTATAAGGATCGAGAAAATCTTGCGTCCATAAAGGACACATTAGTCAACCAACAAGGCAACAGAGATTTTTGGACTACGGATCAGGATGAATCCCGTAACGCATACCAAATGCTCATGAACCAGATGAAGGGTTATGACCGTGGAGCGCGAATGATGGACCTTCGTGGATTGCCCACCGTTGTTCAATCCGATCCCAACAGATACCGAAGAGGAAGAACAATGTTTCAGGACCCCTCCAAGTCCCAAGGTTTCCTTGGCGATGTAGGGTCTTTACTTAGCGGAAAGAACAAAGCCGCAGTCTACGCAGACGAATACAATCCTTTCCCAAAAGCCGGATTCGCAGCGGACTGGTACAAGGATCAATTTCCCATTGCCTCCGGACTAGGGTCCTTGATGGAAGCGGCGGCAAACGTAATACCTTATGTTAGCTGGGCCAAAAGATTTTTACCCAAAAGCAATAGAGTTCCTTTGGATCGTGATCTCAGCTGGGTTCCGGAAGGTTTGGGTGAATATGATGAGATAGATGAGATAAGTGACGATCCTCCGGCAATGAGAGACTTGTATGACATTGCTGATTATTATCCAAAGTCACGTGATTTCGTCCCTGAGGGTGAGGCTACTACAGCTGATTTATCACTTCTGGAAAGATTTCCTGATATTGTTAACGATCCTGAAATTGCAAAAAGATTAGAAAAAGTGGGATATTTTGATAGGTTCGACACTGGGGAACCATCTGCAATAAGCCAAGAAGATTTTCCGTTTCTGGACATGATAAATCAAAATCCAAGGGCGGATTCCAGAATTGAAAAATATATAAGATACCCTGAGGCGTATCCGGAGTATGCGCACTTATACCCAGGATTAAGGAACAAAAGTGCATTTCCTGGAGGATTTGGGGATGAATTCTTTCCACCTGAAGAAAATTTGGAAAGCACTACTGACATAGGAATCGAGGGTGAATATTATAATGAAGAATATGACGAGATATTCAACAGCGAAGAAATATTTAATAACGTATTTAATCTTACTACACCGTGGGGTGGCCAACCATCAGCGTCTCCTGAATTTACTAGTATATATGGAAACACAGCGTGGGAGGCGTTTCAAAGGATGCGGGAAAAATGGGGGGATCAATACTCCAACCAAGAAATTTTAAATAAGATGGTTGAAGACGGCTATTTACAAGATACTACTTTAGAGGAATAATGTACCCAGGCAATCACACAGAGAGCGAAATACTAAGCGTACCGCGTAATCTAAAGACGCGTCCAGGCGCACCGGAAACGCATCTTGCTTACATAACACATGACGAGGGTGAGCTTCTCAAGAATCACAAACCCGGAACACCACACAAGGGACCACATGACATTCCCAATTATGATTCATGGGACTGGATGTCATCTAGTTCATCAGGAAGTGAATCCTCATCCGGAAGTGGACCACACGGAAATGGAGGTGGTAATTATTTTGACCCTTGGGTGGATAACTATAGTACGCCTACTGCAGATAATCGGCCTAATCCAATTTATGTACCCACTCCAGAGGAATCTAATTGGGCGGGTGAATTTGCTAATACGCCCACAGTAATTCAAGAATCTGAAGATGATTATTACGAAGATGATGGTTATTGGGATGCACCTGTAGGAACTGATCCGCCTATAAATTATGTTCCATGGCAGACTTCCCCTGTAGATAATTTTGTAAGCGCATATGGTGGGCTAAGCTATGACTGGGTGGATCCTAACAGTGCTTTTCTTACAGAAGACATATGGGGTAATCCACTGCCGGACCATGGAGAACATTGGTATGAGGGTGGAGGACTATGGAATCCTTTTTATGCGGGCGAGAATCCTATAACAGGTGAACCCATTTGGTTAAATGAAGGACAGTTTAATGAAATGATGTCAGTTGGAGAATTTGGTATTTTACCTCCTGGAGGTTCTACTGGCGGACCTGGACCTGGCGGCGGTGGCGGCTGGGGTGGTGGACGCGGCGGTGGACGCGGCGGTGGACGCGGAAGCGGAATGGGCGGTGGTACTCCCAAATACGGAGGAGACTTCGCAGGGGAAAACCCTTGGGGACTGTCCCAAATACAAAGGGCATGGATTAACCAACTAAGAGGAATGAACAGAGGAGGCATTGTAAACTTATGTTAAATCTTTTAACAGGACTGCTCGGAGGGAAAGGCGGCGCAC